AAACCTTGTTGTAAAAACTCACATTGTGCAAATAAGTCAAGTGGTGATTTTGTCACAGGCGACCCTGTAAGTATTCTTTTATATTTTATACCACGTCCTAACTTGATTAAATTTTTTGTTCTACTTGCAGTTCTATTTTTAATTGTAGTAGCTTCATCAATTACCATTGCAACTTTTAATCCACGTTGATCTAATATTTTTTCAATTAACTTATACCCTTTAGTGTGAGAGAATGCTTCAACATTTATTAAGTAATAATTTAAGACATTATCTTTATATACAAATTTTTTATCAACCTTATGTGTGTATGTATGATAATCAACAGAGCAATGTATATCTAATTCTGTTAGCCAATTTTGATATACAGAGTTAGGTGCTACTACTACAACTGTATCTATTTTATTTTCTAAATATAAGTAACTCATATTATCAATTGTTACTTTTGTTTTACCCGTACCCATTTGCATGAAGTAAGCAAAGTAATGTTCTCTAGCCCCAGCTTTCAAAGCATTCCTTTGATGTTCAAATGGTTTTGTTTTATATGTAAATTTGTTTGTCATATCTTAATATTGCCTATCTTAACTTTTTTATTTGACATTGCAAGTTTTTTTTATATTATGATAAGAGAAAGGAGGTCTTATGGACTTAGAACAAGAAGCAAAAGTCACTATTGACACTAGTCTGACAAGTGACATAGCAAAAGAATGTAATAAGTTATTGGAACTTCAGAAACAAATCAAAGAGCAACAAGAAGCAATTAAAAAACTTGAAGAGCAAGAAAGGTTTATTTCTGAACAACGCATTCCTGACTTAATGCAACAAGCGGGTGTCCGATCTATAGAACTTACGGATGGCTACAAAGTAGATCTTAGACAAGTAGTATCTGCGAAGATTCCCGCATCGAAAACGGAAGAAGCATTTACTTGGATGAGAGAAAACGGTTATGGTGATTTGATCAAAAATCAAATGACTACTAACTTTAATCGATCCCAAGATAATGAAGCCGCAGCCTTGTATGACGAATTAGTTAACAGAGGCTTTACAGTTTCTCGTAAAGAGAAAATAGAACCTATGACATTGAAAGGGTTCGCTAGGGAGCGTATACAAAATGGAGAGAACATTGATATGGCGTTACTTGGTGTATATGTCGGAAATCAAACCAAAATAACAAAGAAGGAGTAACCATGAATCAAGTGGCAAAAACTAAAGAGATCCTTCCAACTCTGAAGAACTTGGAAGAATTTGCGGGACAAGGAGCAGAAAACATCACAGCACGTGATGCGAAACTTCCTATCCTTAAAATACTTTATGCTAACTCACCAGTGCTAGATGAAAGTGATGGTAAGTTTATGGAGTCTGCAAGACAAGGTGATATTTATAATGAAGTCACTGGGTCTTTGTATAAGGGTAAAAATGGTATAATAGTTGTTCCGTGTCTATATATCAACACCTTTAATGAATGGAAAGATAGGGGAGATAGTCCAGGTAGACCAATAGCTATTCACACCGATCCTTCCATAATGCAGAAAACAACTAGAGCTGACGATGGTAAAGATAGACTAGAAAATGGTAACTACATTGAGGATACGGGTAATCATTTTGTATATATCTTAGATAAAGACGGAATGAATTTGCCTTTAGAGAGTGCATTGATTACTATGAAGTCAACACAGAAAAAGAAGTCTAAACTGTGGAACTCCATGATACAATCAAGAAGAATGAAAGGTAAGAATGGTTTTTTCTGTCCTCCATCATGGGCTACTGCATACAAACTTATTACTACAAAAGAGTCAAACTCTCAAAATAGTTGGTATGGATGGGTAGTAGAATTTGAAAGGTTCTTAGATAAGCCTACAGATTCTGAAACATTAAAAACTACTAAATCATTTTACGAAACTGCAAAGTCTAGTGAAATATTTGGTAAAGTTGATTTTGCAGATGAACCTACGGCTACAAAAGGTAAAGAAGAAGATACACCTTTCTAATGCAAAAACAATTATTGTCCCTATTTCAGTGTGACAATACTCGCTATCTTACGTCCTCTCTTACGGGAGAGGACGATGATAGGGGAAAGAAAGGTGCGAAGTATCAAACGATACACCACCCCGTCACTGCCGAAGTATGGAAGAAACATTTAGATGGTGAACTACGATTAGGTCTTAGGCCAGAGATTGAAGACGAATGCACTTGGGGTTGTATAGATATAGATCCTAATAACTACAAAGATTTTTCTGAAAAGAAAGTTGTAGATATTATTAGAAAATATAAGTTACCATTTGTACCCGTCAAATCAAAGTCAGGAGGATTACATGTATTTGTATTTTTTAGTGAAAAGGCATCAGTAAAAAAAGTTGTAGAAAAGTTAGGTGAGATAAATGAACAATATTTTTTAGCACAAGAGATATTCCCTTGTAATAAATCTTTAAATATGCCTTATCACAATATGAATGCATCAATGGAGTTTGCATTTGATTCTAATGGCACACCAGTGTTGATAGGTCAGTTTTTAGAGATAGTCAAAGAAAGAACAATAGCACCAAAAGATTTTTTTAAATTACAAGTACAAGAATACGAAATAGAATCACAATGGTCGCACTACCCACCATGCGTACAGAAATTAATTACTGAGAAGTGGAGTGGTGGTATGCGTCATCAATACTTATACAATGTATGTGTATTGGAGATGAAAAAGAATGCAGGATTAAATTACTCAGACTTGTTAACTATTATGCAAGATCGTAACAAAGAAATATTTAATAACCCACTGCCACAAAATGAAGTGGCAACATTATCAAAGTCAATACATAAGTCAGGTTATAGTTATCAATGTCCACCTAAACATCCAGAGTATAGTCCCATATGTAATAAAGATTTATGTAAACAAAGAAAGCTTGGGTTAGCAGATGCAGTTCCCGATATTATCAGTCACTTTGAAAATATTGTCTATATTCAAGATACGAAAAACATTTGGTGGGAGTTTGATTACAAAGGTGCACGGGTCACGGTATCTCCAGAAGATATGAAAGATGAGAAGGCATGGCGTGTACGTTTACTAAGACATAAAGTATATTGGCTTACATTACCTAAGCCTAGAAAAGGTCCAAGTCCTTTTGAACTATTAATGAAGAGTATAGTAGAGAAAGCACAAGAATCTGTAGATCATCAGTATATGGACAATGTTGAAGAGGAGCGTTACTCAGTACTTAAAGATTTTTTTGAATCACATATAGAGCAAGACAAGTTTGATCGTTTGAAAGATGGGTATGTTGTATTAGACTCTAAGTCAAATGTATGTTATTTTAAGAAGTTGACATTGGATAAATTTTTAAAGAAACACGCCTCACGGACTTTTAACACTACGGCAGATGCTTTACGTATGTTAAACTGTAAGAGGGCTGATTATAAAGAAGGTGAGAAGAATGTTTGGTATGTAGACATGCCAGAGTTTGTAAGTCACCAAGCAATACAAAAGAAAACTAGAAAAGAAGATATATCAGAAATGGACGATGACTATCATGCAAAGTTTAAAAAACCAGAAACAAAAACAAATATATAAAAAAACCATAAAAATATTTGGACCACCAGGAACTGGCAAAACCTATACACTTATAGAACGTATACTCAAAAAGTATTTACAAAAGGGTGTGCATCCAAAAGATATAGCCTTTATATCTTTTACAAACAAAGCAGTAAACACGGCAGTGGATAGAGCATTAGCTCACTTTACTAAATACACTATTGATGATTTTCAAAGATTTAAAACATTGCATAAATATTGTAGAAGATATTTTGAAGAAGAAGTATTTGATCCTAAAGCTTGTATGTTAGATTATGCTTTGCAAACTAAGATTATTAAAACATCGGACAAAAGATTATCTGATGATGGTTTTATGTATAAAGACTGGTCATTAGGTATTTATGATAAAGCAAGAAACATGTTAGAAGACCCATTACTTGTGTATAAAAAAGAATCCTACAAAAAAGATAATTTAGATATATTTGCTAGAAAGATAAATGCCTATGAACATTATAAAAAGGATAGCTTCATAGATTTTACTGACATGATTGAGCGTGCCATTGATGAAGTAAACTTTCCTGATCTAGAAGTTCTTATACTAGATGAAGCTCAAGATTTTACACCATTACAATGGTCTGTAATATATAAGATAGCAGATAATACTAAACGTATTTATCTTGCGGGAGATGATGATCAAGGTATTTACAGATGGAATGGTGCAGATCCAAAATACTTCACTACATATTTTCCTGGTCGTAAAGTCATTTTAAGAAAGACTAGAAGGTTCGGAAAAAACATACATCATTTTTCTAGTATCATTCGCAGAGGTATACTAGATAGTGTAGAAAAAAAATATGAACACGATGGAGGGGCAGGTTATATAAAAAGATATTTGAATTTTTATGAAATACCTTTTCATGAATTTTTAGGAAGTTGGTACATATTAGGGAGGGTGCATTCCACTGTTAATGAGTTGAAGATGTCAGCCAAGAGTAAAGGTTTATATTTTTCTGATAATCAAGGTAACAAATCCTTTGACTCAAAACAGTGGGAAGCCATAAAAACGTGGACTTCTGTGTCAAAAGGTAATAGTATAAGTAAAGAACAAGCGGAGAACATGTATAAATACATTAGAGAATTAAAACACTTTGATTTTCGTACAAACAAATTTTGGAGAGATATTCCGTCAACACAATTTTTTACCTTTGATAGTTTGTTAGAATGGGCAGGCTTAGATATGGATAAAGAGGATCAGAAAAAACCTTGGTGGGAAATTTTAAAAAGAAACTTTCAACCAAAACAAATGTTATATTTTATAGAGTTGTTGAAAAGATATGGACAAAAAACTCTAAACAATAAACCAGAAATAATTATAGATACAATACACAGTGTAAAGGGAGGGGAGGCCAATCACGTCTGCATATATTCTAAGACTAATTGGCCTGCATCTTTTTCTCACAAAAATGTATCAGAGAGATCTGATGAACGTAGAGTATATTATACAGGTGTAACTAGAGCAAGAGATTCACTACATATCTTATCAACAGATTTTAGATATAATTATCCAATAGGTAAAGATTATTTAACGTACATACAAGAGGGGGGTTAATATGAAATGTTGGCATTGCGGAACAGAATTAATTTGGGGTGGGGATCACGATTACGATATGGGTGATGATTTTGATATCGTCACTAATTTAAGTTGTCCTAATTGTGAAACCTACGTAGAAGTTTATCATAAAATAGAAGGAGTAGATAATGAACGTAAAGAAGCTTGCAAAAGAGAAAAACCTTGACGCAGATAAGTTGTCAAGAGATATCGATGTATCTTATACTTATGCTGATCTATTAATTAAGTCAGAAAGAAAACCAAGTATAAAAGTCATGAAGAAAATACGAGAGGTGTATAATTTACCATTAGGGGAGTTTTGATGAATAATGTTATTAATATAAATAGAGTAAAAGTAGATAACTTACTAAAACAGATAAGAATACAAGAAGAATATAAAAAAAAGTGTCAACAAAGTCCTTTGATTAGTTTGGCTAGATTAGCTATTAAATTGTCTAACAGAAAGATAGCTACATGTAAAAAAGAAATAAAAAAGATAGTTAAAAAAGATGGGAGTTTTAATGTACAAAATTAAATTAACTATGGAGTTTAAAAATAGACCAACTAAAGCAGAAGTCGAACATAGATTGTTTGATCTGTTAAGAGATGGTTTTGTATTAAAACAAAAGGAAGAATATGAAAAAGAAAAACGACTTGTGGGAAAAGGGCAGCAAGCATTACCAAATGCTTGAAATTCAACCGTCACAATTTATTAATAAAAATAAATTATTGTTTGCAGAAGGTAACGTAATAAAGTATATATGTCGTCATAAGGCAAAAGGAAAAGCTGAGGATATAAAAAAAGCTATACATTATTGTGAGATGATATTAGAACGTGATTATAAATAAAAAACCAGGTAGAATCATAAGCAAGACTTCTTTACATGCACTCAGTGGCGATTTAAACGGGTTTTGGTATAAAAACCCTAGATTTCTAGGGGTTTTATGACATCATTACAGCTAGTATTAAACTATAAAAAGAATTTATGGTCTGCACCATCAGATTATAGAGATCTGACTGATGCAAAAGAGATCGCAATTGATTTAGAAACCAAAGACGATGGTATTAATAATGGATATGGTGCGGGTTGGGCAACTGGTCGTGGAAAAATAATTGGCTTTGCTGTTGCAACTGAAGGTTGGGAAGGTTATTACCCTATGGAACATTTTGGTGGTGGTAATTTAATTAAAGAACAAGTATTAAAATACATGCATGATATTTGTAAACTGCCTTGTCGTAAAATTTTTCACAACGCACAGTATGATGTGGGTTGGCTCAACGCATATGGTATCGAAGTTAAAGGTGAGATAGTAGATACTATGATTGCAGGAGCATTGATTGATGAGAACAGATACAGTTATAAATTAAACGCATTAGCAAGAGAATATTTAGGAGAGATAAAATCTGAAGCAGATTTAAATGAAGCAGCAAAAAATCATGGAGTTGATCCAAAGGCTGAGATGTGGAAGTTGCCTGCCGAACATGTTGGACATTATGCGGAACAAGATGCACGGCTCACGTATCTTTTATGGCAACGATTTAAACACGAAATCAATGCACAAAGTCTGTCTACCATCTGGGAGTTAGAAAGAGATCTGCTTCCTATCTTAATTAAAATGCGACAACGTGGTGTGCGTGTAGATCGAGCAAAAGCTGAAGCGTTAAAAATTAATTTTGAGAAAAGAGAAAAAGAAACACTACACGGTATACATAAATTAGTAGGTAAGGATATTGACATATGGGCCGCCAGACAAATCGCTTGGGCCTATGATAAATTAAAAATAGAATATCCTAAAACAGAAAAGACTGGTGAACCAAGTTTCACGCAACAATGGTTAAGTAACTCTTCGCATCCTATAAGTAAATTAATTGTAGAAGCAAGAGAGATAAACAAATTCCATAATACTTTTTTATCTAGTATTATGAAATATGAACACAAGGGTCGTATACATGCTGAAATACAACAACTCCGAAACGACTCTGGTGGAACGGTTTCTGGTAGGCTATCAATGTCAAATCCTAATCTACAACAATTGCCTGCCAGAAACAAAGAGTTCGGCCCAATGATCCGAGGCTTGTTTTTACCTGAAGAAGGTTGCAAGTGGGGAAGTTTCGATTATAGTCAACAAGAACCACGGCTCGTGGTTCACTATGCTTCTAGTATCGGTGAAGGCTATCAGGGATCGAAAGAATTAGTAGAAGCGTATGCGAATGCAGATGCAGACTTTCATCAGACTGTAGCTGATATCTGTGGTATAGGTCGTAAAGAAGCAAAGACTATTGGACTAGGTTTAATGTATGGTATGGGTAAGAAAAAACTAGCCACGATGCTCGGACTAGAATACGAAGAAGCCAATAATTTAATCTCTAAATATAATAGTAAAGTTCCTTTTGTAAAATTACTATCGGATCGTTGTATGCAAAAAGCAAATGAGCAAGGTGTTATACGAACTAAGTTAGGACGTAAGTGTCGATTTAATATGTGGGAGCCAAAAGATTTTGGGTTACATAGTCCAGAAACTTTTGACAACGCTGTTGCAAAATATGGTCGCAATAATATTAAACGATGTTTTACATACAAAGCCTTAAACAGACTGATCCAAGGATCAGCAGCTGATCAAACTAAAAAAGCTATTGTAAGTTGTTATGGTAAAGGGTATTTACCTATTGTACAGATACACGATGAATTATGTTTTAATGTTGCCAATGATGAGGACGTACAGAAAATAAAGAGAGAGATGGAGTCTTGCGTGGAACTCAACGTTCCAAGTGTAATTGATGTCGCCTTAGGTGACGACTTTGGACAAGCTACTTAGCTTGATTATGAAATCTTTTGTGCATGTTATTTTGATCTTGTACAATTATTTGTTTTGTCAAGTCCCTGATCTTTAATGTCAATGCCATCATATCAGGAGTATAAGATCCATTTTCCTTATACAATTTTGTCCACAAATGTTCACATGCAATCTTTTCATCTAAAAGTTTCATTGTAACCTCTTGTTTAATTTACAATAACATTATATTTTATTATCTGTCAACATCTCTTGACTTATCCCATAAATATAGTATCTTAATATTATTCTAACACAACATATTGAAAGGAAGAAAATGGATACAACAAGATGGAAAAGTGTGGCTGTAAAGGTCGAGGATCATGCAGTTTTAAAGGCTTTGTGTGAGAAAAAGTTCAGGGCCCCCGCTGCAATGATCAGTAAATTAGTTTATGATTACTTAGAAGCACAAGCAAAAAGAGAGAATACTACAGTAGACAAATATAAAAAAAAGTTATTAAATGGTAGTACTAAGGAGTAGTTATGAAAAATTTTATAAAGAAAAGGATTATTGGTCCTTGTCGTAAAGCAGGCAAGGTCATTGCCGACAAAGGACGATGGGTCAAGAAAAGATTATTCGGTAAGCTTTGTAAGTGTAAGTAATGGGGATGATGGATCAGGCCTGGCGTGATTCTGCACGTGGGGTTATAGACAGAACACATAAAAACAAGCACTATATAGTATGTGCTACATGTAAAGGAAATGGTTATGTGTATACTGATAAACTGTCACCGCACCCTCTTTTTACAAAGACTTGTGAAGATTGTGGAGGGTCTGGACATTCTGGAGTGAAATATGTCACTTCAGAGAAAAACTCGTAAAGATAAAGGCACTATTAAACCTTTACATATTAAATTACAAAACCCTCATCGAACTAAAAACAAAGACATTTTTGTAAAAAACTCACGCTATCCTAGGCATCGTTTAAAACAAAGAATATTAGAATGCAGTTTAATAAAATACGTTTGTGCTTTGTGTGATTCTCTACCAGTATGGAGAGATAAAAAATTAACACTTGTATTAGATCATATAAATGGTATTAATAATGATAACAGGCTTGACAATTTAAGATTTGTCTGCCCCAACTGTGAAAGTCAGCTACCAACGTACAAGAGCAAAAATATAACGTATCAAAAACAATTGAAAGTAAAAACATTATGAAAAACTATGCGGATATATTTGACTTTTTAGCTAAAAAATTATCATTTGATGATTATATCTATATAAGTACTTTAATTTTAGAAAACTGTATGAACCCAGAAGAACAAAAAAAAATGTTATCACGTGTCACTAACGTTAATAAGGATGTTTCTGTTGAGATAGGACGTTATATGTTAGAGAAGAAACAAAAACCTTCATCCTTAAAGAAAAGAATCGTTAGACGTGGTAAAAGAAAATTTACAGTAATAGATGGAGGATTATATGAAAGTTAATTTAGCAGATATATTGGATTTAAACCAAGACTATGGAGATAGTGTAGTAATAGATATTAATGACTTAGATCCTGAAGAAAGAATGCTCTTTATTGAAAAACTATACTCGGATTTAAAAATGTTTAAAGAACGAGAACAAAATATCTATACTGAAACAGTAATAAAAAATTATGAAACTCTAATCTCAGGTCTGATAAAAAATTATGCTCACTAATGGTAGCATCTCCATACTTGCTCAGGATAATGGGAATACGCTTCTCGAAAGAGATATTGTTTAACAATCCCAGCCCTGAGCAAAAATTATGGAGGGCGGTCATTATAAACGCTTTTGATGAAACACTTACTTTAAACTCTGATCGTAAATCTAGCTTAATAAAAATGAACTCTCACAACTGGATCTTGTCCGATAACCGTGATTTTATTAAGGTGTGTGACTGGGCTAATGTCAATGCAGATCAGATCCGTGATAGTT